TGTCGCCTGAAGGGCTGCACTACCGTAGACAAGCAGAGGGTGTGCGTATATCACGGCGTAAACAACACGGTGGACACGTTGTTTTTTCGTATGGACGAGTGGTTCCCCCGCGAGTTTCAGTGTCGTTATAAGCCTAACGAAATTAAGCCACCAAGCATTCAAGAAACACTCGAAGCAATCCGTAAGTCACAAAAAAAATAAAACTTGCTAAATACTTAAAATAGGTGTATAATGCTCTACAGGGAGACTGACATGAAACGACTTGCTTACGAAGCATTGAAGCACAAGTACGAGGCCCAGCAAAAAGATGCACTCTTTGTATATGCGAATTACACGAACAATCCTGCTGCTATCGGTGAACATCCGGATTTGCTTGAAGAAATGGACAAGGCGGTCCAAGCTTGGGCGGATGCTGAGGACAAACTGGCAGCACTTGCAGTTCTGGATAGCGAAACTTAGCGGGTATTGAGATGACATTCCTAGAACTTATCAATGCTGTACTACGGGAGATCAATGAGGTGGAAATCACCACAGTCTCTTCGACACGCGGTATTCAAACATCGGTGAAGGACTTCATCAACAAAGCCCAGCGCGACATCATCAACTCAGAGATAGAGTGGCCGTTTACTGTTGTTAGTCAGTCGTTCACGACTACTGCTGGAACCGCAGAGTACGCTAGAGAGTCGAATGCGAAGACGGTTAACTACGATAGTTTCACTGTACAAGAGTCCGCCTCAACAGCAGAAAAGAAATTGAGGTACCTTTCATTCAACGAGTACCTAGATCGACGCAATGAAGCTGATACAAACCCTGACACAGGCTCACGCGCCGTACCGGAATTTATATATAAAACACCAGATCAAAAGCTAGGTCTCTCTCCTGTCCCCGATGAGTCTACGTATACAGTCAGATACTATTATTATAAAACAGTAAGTGACATGACAGCAAACACAGACACGCCCACCATTCCGGAACGCTTTCACGATGTGATTGTGAACCGCTCTCGTTACTACACACACATGCTTCGCTCAGATGTTCAGTTTTCACAGCTTGCTCTTCGTGACTACACGGAGGGCTTGTCTCGTATGCGTATTGAGTTAATCAACCGCAAGGATTACATGAGGGCCGTCTGATGCCAGATACTTCACTACTCAGCCCATTTGTTGTGAAGCTAGGCGGCGGCTTGGTACTAGACAAAGATGCCTTTACCCTACCTCCCGGCGCAGCTACACAGTTGCAAAACTTTGAGCCGGACATCAATGGTGGATACCGGCGCATCAACGGATTTGCCAAGTTCAATTCAAACATCGTACCACAGACCAGTGCGTCCAGTGAAAAAGTTCTTGGTGTACATGTTTATAAGGATCAGATCATTGTTGCGAGGGGCACAAAAGTATTTAAAGGCGGTGCGTCAGGCTCGTGGACAGAGATAGATACGGGACGTACAAGTGCCGGACGGTACAACTTTGTTAACTTTAACTTCGACGGCACGGACAAGATGATCATGGTAGACGGGGCGAATAGTGCCTCGTCATTCAACAACACCAGTGTCACTGACCTAACTGCTTCGGGCGCACCCTCTAATCCTGCGTTTGTAGAGGTATTCCGAAGTCACGTATTTTTTGCGGGCATGTCTGCTAGTTCGCAGGAGTTGGTGTTTACCGCTCCGTTTGATGAGACTGACTTTTCTGCAAGTAACAATGCCGGATCAATCAAAGTTGACGGCGTTATTAAGGGCATTAAGGTCTTTCGTGAAAATTTGTTTGTTTTTTGCGAAGACTCTATTTTTAAGATTACGGGTTCTAGTTCATCAGATTTTGCTGTTGTCCCTGTTACAAGAAAGATTGGCTGCGTAGACGGATTTAGCATTCAGGAGATATCTGGTGATATCGTCTACCTAGCACCGGACGGACTTCGCACAGTTGCGGGTACAGAAAGAATCGGCGACGTTGAACTTGGTACCGTATCAAAGCAGATACAGCCCCGCCTAGACAACGTCTCTACAGAGAGACTTTCATCTCTCGTCATACGTGGCAAGACTCAGTATCGCCTGTTTTTCCCCACAGATGCACAGTCGGATGCTGCAGCTTTAGGTGTAATCGGAGTTATCAAGGGTGGCACAGAGGGCGGCATAGGCTGGGAATACTCTGACCTCAAGGGAATTAAACCGTCCTGCTGTGCGTCAGGTTTTATTAGCGGGGTTGAAACGATTCTGCACGGCGGGTATGACGGCTACATTTACAAACAAGAGACCGGCAACACCTTTGATGGCACTAACATAAGCGCAATCTATCGCTCCCCTGACTACACGATGGGAGATGCTGGTATCCGCAAGCTGATGCAACGTATCATCTGGAACTACGATAACGACGGCGCAGTTAACTCAAAGTTTCGTATTCGTTACGACTTCAACTCGTCAGATGTTCCGCAGCCAGCAGAGTATGACCTAACAACTGGTGCCGCCATTGCCTTGTACGGCCTGACCGCATCGACATACGGCACCGCAGTGTACGGATCATCAGGAACACCGCTGGTACGACAGAGCGTTGAAGGCGGCGGATTTACAGTAGCAGTACGCCTAGACGACACACAGGGATCAGCTCCCATTTCAGTCAAAGGCTACCAACTTGAATTTACTCCGGGAGGGAGGAGATAACACATGGCAGGTTACACTAGACAGTCGTCCTACTCTGACGGCGATACTATCACCGCCGCGCATAGTAATAACGAATTTGATCAAGTTCTTGCTGCGTTTGTCAACACTAGCGGTCACAAGCACGATGGCACGGCAGCAGAGGGTCCGGTCATTGGGCTTATTGGTGATCCGGGCGAAACCGCACCAAAGAACAAGGTTGTTGTTGACAACCCCAACAATCAAATCGAAGTAAGTGTAGACGTATCCGGTACGTCCACCGAACAGGTTGTCTTCAAGGACGGCGTGATTGAGCCGACAACTGACAACGATATCGATCTGGGTTCGTCGAGCAAGCAGTTCAAAGACCTACACATAAACGGCACTGCCAATATTGATAGCTTGGCAGCAGACACAGCTAACATCGATGGTGGTTCTATCGACGGTGCAACGCTGGGCACGAACAGCGCAATTACACAAGCTGTTATCGACAACGTAAATATCAACGGCGCAACTATAGGTCACACTGATGACACAGACCTGATGACCCTTGCATCGGGTGTCTTGACTGTTGCTGGCGAAGTGTCGATGACAACTCTCGACATTGGCGGTACGAACCTAACAGCCACTGCCACAGAACTCAATCTGATGGATGGCGGCACATCTGCGGGCACAACAGCCGTAGCTGGTGGTGACGGCCTCGTGACCAATGACGCCGGTACTATGCGGCAGACTACAGTTGACACTTTCGACACGTACCTCGCTGCAACCACAAAGACCCTAACAAACAAGACAATCGATGTTGACAACAATACAGTCTCAAACATCGAAGTGGACAACCTCAAGTCGGGTGTACTCGATACGGACCTGTCGAGTGTTGCCGGGACGGACACTACCCTTGCATCAGCCAAAGCTATCAAGGCTTACGTAGATGCACAGGTAACTGCATCTGATCTTGATTTTCAGGGTGACAGCGGTGGCGCACTCAGCATCGACCTCGACAGCGAGACCCTCGACATTGCTGGTGGCACAGGTATCGACACCAGCGGCTCCGGTAACACCCTGACTGTTGCAATCGACAGCACAGTTGCCACCCTTTCTGGTTCGCAGACACTCACTAACAAAACTATAGATGCCAGTCAGTTATCCGGTACCGTAGCTAATGCACGACTCGACCAGCAGCTTCAGGATGTGGCAGGGTTGGCTGTAACCAACGGCAACTTTATCGTAGGCGACGGCAGCAACTTTGTAGCAGAGTCTGGCTCTACTGCACGTTCATCTCTGGGTCTGGGTACAGCAGCCGTGACCGATACAGGTATCAGCAGCGGCAATGTAGCTACGTTTACCAGCGGTGCAGCAGACAATGACTTTCTCCGTATCGACGGCACAGCTATTGAGGGTCGATCTGCAGCAGAGGTTCTGTCCGACATTGGTGGCCAAGCCTCGCTGACATTCGGTATCTCTAACACCAACGCTGTCAAGATTGACAGTGCGTCAGTCGCAGATGATGAGTACGCTAGGTTTACAGCCAGTGGTCTGGAGAGCCGGTCAACTGCAGAAGTTCTTTCAGATATCGGGGGTCAGGCTTCACTGACATTCGGTATATCAAATACCAATGCTGTAAAGATTGACAGTGCTTCTGTGGCTGACGATGAGTACGCACGGTTCACAGCTAATGGCCTTGAGAGCCGTTCTACATCAGAAGTTATCTCAGACATCGGTGCTGTAACTGCTGCCGATGCCGCTAATGAAGCAACAGCCCTTGCAATTGCGTTGGGTTAACCTTGACAATCAACTATTAATAACGTATAATATATCCGAAGAGGGATAATCTATGGCTAACACATTCAAAGTTGTATCGCATGACGTTATGCCAGCATCTAGCGGTACGCCAGAAGACCTATACACAGCACCCGGTAGTACAACTACCATTATCTTGGGTATGGTCTTGGCTAATGTACACACCAGTCAGGTTACAGCTAGTGTAAAGCTGGTTAGTGACACATCTGGTGGTGGACGTTCAGCAACCAACACAACAACATTCCTGTTGAAAGATGCCCCCATTCCTGTTGGTGCATCTCTTGAAATCCTTGCCGGTAACAAAGTAGTCCTTGAAACTACAGATAAAATTCAGATTGACTGTTCCGTAGCGGATAAGGTCAGCGTAACTATGAGCATGATGGAGATAACCTAATGCCGTATCTGGGTCAGCAAACAGCCGATAACTTCCAGAGTACGACTGCAGTACAGCGGTTCAATGGTGATGGCAGCGATACCACATTCACCCTGACCACCGCAGTATCATCTGTCCAAGATGTCCTTGTGTCTGTTGACGGTGTTGTCCAAGACACTGCTGCATACACTATTCCTGATGGCACTACGCTGACATTTACTGCTGCCCCGTCGAGTGGCACCGGCAATATCTTCGTGAACTACCTTGCTCCACAGGGTGCAACAATCACACCTGCTGCTGAGAACAAGGGAAACTTCAAGGGCGGTGGCTTGTTCCGTACCAACGCACAGTCGTTGACTGCTAACACAACCATCCTTGCAACTGAGAACGCAAACGTGACTGGCCCGTTTACTGTGTCCAGTGGCGTGACACTGACCGTTGAAAGCGGTGGAACATTGGTGACGCTATGAGTGTATTGAAGGCAGATACCATCCAGAGTACAGGCGGCGGTGCGGCTACGCTGACGAAGCAAGAGGCAGCAAAAGCGTATAGTAATAACGATATGACCGTCCCTGACATTCGTAAAAGTTTTAACGTCAGTTCTATAGCAGATAATGGAACGGGACAATCAACGACAACCCTTACTTCTGCTTTATCTTCAACAGATAGTTTTCTTACGGGTGCGGCAGGAGGAGATGCCTCCACAAATCGTTCTAACAGAACAAACACTGTTGGGATAAAATCAACCTCTACTTTTTTTATGTATTCAACAATTTCTGGTGGTAGTGACGCAGATGTAGAAAACCAAGCAGGTTTATTAATGGGAGACCTCGCATGAGTGAAGTAAAGACAAACAAAGTCAGTAGCCTTGCGACTAACAACAACCTCGTCATTGACCCTGATGGCACAGGTCTGTTCTTGCCAAATC